TGCTGTAATACGCCTCACCAGCGCCGTGGAGCATATTGCCACAAGCCTTGAGACACTACACACGGATATAAAAGAAACAAACCGCGAGATGTTCCAGCGCCTTAACCAGGTTGAGAACAGGGTCAGTAAACTAGAGGTGCGTTAACTACTGCCATGAACCACGCTGCTGAGTACATCGCGCTCGTTGTTGCTATCCACGGTGTGGCGGTAGTGATCGTAAACCTGACCCCAACGCCACGCGATAACGAAGCATTAGGCAATGGCGCAAGAATGGTAGTACAGCTTTATCGTGCGATAGAGATATTGGCTGGTATCTTCACCCCTTTAGTCAAAAAATAGTTAGTACCCCTTCTTGCCGCCGGTGCCTTTGGAGCCTTTGCCGCCTTTTTTCATGGGTTTAGTTGGGATGCAGGCTTATTATACGAGCAAACTTACGTGATTTATGAGCAACTTTCTCGCAGCCGCTAAAAACACAGTACAACCACCCCTCGCTCACCAGCAAGCTGCTTGGAATTTTGCCTGGGACCAGCTTGACGACAAGCAAAAAGCCGAGTTTTTGGTGCTATTTCGCAGCGATCCCCCGGTCAAGCCTTCATTATCTGTGCAACTTGACGTGCCTTACGAGTACCAACTGGACAATGCCAGTGGAACTGGATATAGAGAATGCTTCAGTAGCTCATGCGCCATGGTGGCAAAGTTTTGGAAACGTGTTGATTCAGATAATGCGTACAACGTGATTCGCAGCCGCTATGGGGACACCACAGACGCTATGGCCCAGGTCAAAGCACTGCAAAGCATGAACTTAGACGCAAAATTTGTCACCAATGCAAGCGTAACTTTAGTAGAAAATGAGCTAAGAAACGGTCGGCCTACTGCTGTGGGTTGGTTACACCACGGCAGTGCTTTACATCCAACTGGAGGCGGCCATTGGTCGGTGCTTACGGGTTTTAACAACCAATTTTGGACAGTTAACGACCCAAATGGGGAGGCAAATTTAATCTCTGGGGGGTATACAAGTAGTGCAGGTGGTCGTGGCCAACGCTATTCCCGCTTGAATTTCAATCGCCGTTGGCTTGTCGATGGGCCAAATAGCGGTTGGGCAATTTTATGCAAACCGTTCCCTCCCCACGATGATTGAAACCAAACGCCTTAGCCCTGAAGTTTTAGAGTTTCGCATCCCGTATAAAAGCGGGGAATCGTGTGAGTTTGCCACTTAATGATCAATCAGCATGTTGTTGAGGTATGGGCTCTTATTGCTGTTTACAGCCCCTATGATGCCGAGACGGTGGAAGACAACATCGCTTCCATGCTAAAAGAAATGGCAGCTAGCGACGGCCATTTGCTCGCCCATGATGTTGATTCCTACCTACTTCCTGAATTAAATGGAACACCAGATTGATGAAACTGAACTCCTTTCTAAGAAAATCACAAAGGCTAAGTTTAGAAAATCAATCATAGAAGAATGGGATAGTTGTTGTTATGTATGCGGCAAGCATTTTGATAAGATTACCCTTGACCATTTAATACCCAAAAGGGCTGGTGGGCACACAACTCGTTTTAATTTGGCTCCATGCTGCTCGGTGCATAATCGCAGCAAGGGGAGTCAGGAATTATGGAGCTGGTGGACGCAGCATCCAGAATGGAATCTTGAGAGAGCTGTAAAGCTTCTGCACTATTTACGTCGTGCTGATAGCTTGCCATTAGCTGATGATAATACACCATAACCTGCCACATTTGGCTATGCTCCCAAACTTGGCCATTGTAAGTAATCTGACAAACAGTGCCGCTATCGGCATTAATCATCATGATCTTAGGTGGTTCCAACATGATCATTCACGCAAGTGGGCATTTCACGGGGGAACACTTGAACATGTTTAACTTCAAACGGTAGCTTTTCCCATACGTCGCAATTCATAGCTGTTTCCCAAGCTATTATTTCTGATTCGGCCATTACTACAGTCTGGAAAGATCCTTTGGAAGTTTGGTTTTTGTGATTAATAAAGGTAGCTGGCAACCGTACAACCCAAGCTTTTGGTTTATCTTGCTGCCATCCATGTCGCGCTCTTGCCGGTCTTCGGTAAATTTTCCAAAGCCACTCCAAGAAATTGTGCATCTAGGGCCCCCTCGATATTTCCCATAAAGGCTTCTAACTCTAGATCCCAAAGCTCGTCCTTACGGTCAGCCATGGCCCTATCTTCATCAATTGCTAAGGATTCGTTCCAGTATTCGACGACACCAGCCAAGGCATCTAAACGGTCATCGTGTTGCAGGCAGTTTTTGTCGTAGGTGATGTGGGTTAACTGGTGAAATAGCTGATACGCCAGCTTGCGTTCAACCGTATCGTCATCACGACCACGACTATCCTGTTCGACTACAGATCGGTTAATAATTAGCCGGTGTTGGTTTAAGACTGGCTCAAGGGCAGAAATAATCCTGCGTTCCTTTTGCATATTGGAACGGACTGGTTCCACGGTGCATGGGTGGTGCAAGCGTAAGTAAGGCTTTAGCAGAGATTCCAGCATCCCTTGGCCAAATTGATCTTCCAGGAGGATCAGGTTTACCTTGTTGCGTTTAGCGGCAACAGCTAAACCTTCAAGCACAGCTTCTGTATAGCCATCACGAAAGGCCCCAGCGTCTAGAAGGAACAAGTTGCCGTTGAGGTGAGCGACAACGGCATAAGCAGTTTCGTCAGCACCACGACCAGATGGGTCAATGAACATGGCGCAGCCTTGGAAGGGCAACCAATCGCCATGGATAAAAGCGGGGCGGTGGTAATAGTCGCCACTAAAGCCAACCGCAGGGAGATCACTAACTCGGTACTCAGCGCCAGAGGACCACACAAGCTTCTCTGGGGCGTGGTCAGAGACTTCTAGGACCATCAAATCACTCAGCCTTAACGGGAAGCGCTCTAGGTCTGATAAGGAAGTATCTAGTTGAAATTGCAAAGCAAATTGTGATTTGCCATAGCTCACTTCACGCTCTAACAGATCCATTTCAGAAAAACGACCTGGGTCTACTGGCTTACCAATTAGCTCTCTTGGTGCTTCTGCGACGATGGGGGCTAATGATTCACCATATTTTTCTGGTTTGGTTGGGTATCTAGATGGCCAGATCCGCGTAGAGAAGCCTTTAAACAGCAACTTGTTGTAGATCGACTCTTCTGTTTGTGGTGTGCCAAGGTACATGACCTCACCACCGGGTTTAAGGATGGCGTTGTATTCACCAACAGCTGCCAGTAGCTTCTCCCGCATCCCTACTGACCAAGAAGTGGTAGGGGTTTCTATGTCATCCGGGATTATTAGGTCAGCTCTGGAGCCTGTCACTTGGCCAAAAATACCAACAGCTTTTACTGATGGGCTTTTATCTGGCCGCGACTGCCTGACATCAAACGCATGCACAGCAGACCGCTGCTCTTCTCGCTGCGGCTCTAAGCATTTCAGTATGGGCATATCACGTATCAGCTGTAAGCAGAAGGTTGTGAAGTTTTTAGCTTCTGCCCCACTGGCTGAGTTAACCATGATCTTTTGTTGTGGATCTAACCGCAGCCGCCACAAAACAAAAGAAGCTGCCATCCATGATTTACCAACCCCCCGGTAACCTTGGATAATGCGACGGCTAGGGCCGTGTTGCATAAATTCAGCTATATCAAGCTGAATTGGTGTTGGGTCAGGTAGACCCATGTGTTTCCATACGACACAAAGAAAATACCTGAAGTCGCTTGCAAACGGTTCAGGTAAATCATGCCACGTAGCAACAGGACGACTCAACTTAGAAATTAACCAGCCAAGCTGTCGATAACAATAAAGTTAATGGTCAACGCTTCTGATAAAGAACCAGCTGTGTTATTTACAATGCGGTAATCAATAGAACCGTCTTGAGCACAAGCATGAACGCCATATGCGTTAGATGTACCACCGCCACCTTGGTTGCAGATCACAACGTCAGTAGCACTACATGTGGTGTTGGTTTGAGTGAACTTAACAGCTGCACCGCTGGCCAAAGCAGCAGCGTTCATTGTAATAACACCTGCTTTGGTGTTAAGCGTTACAGCTGTCGTCTTGCTTGTTGCTTGTGTAACAGCGCCGCAAGAATTAGGACTCATGCCAATTGCGGCAGCAGCTCCAATAGCCCTGTTAATCGGAGTAGCAATAGCAAAACCAGCAGGAATTGAAGTCATGGTTTCAAAGGGGGGGGGGGAGCTAAGCCGCTCTACGGCGAGGCATGTGCACTACTTTATCAAGATCTGGAAGATTTGACACTAGCTCGCCAAAAGGTGTGCCTTCTGTGGGTTGGGCTGATATTGAATTGTCTTTCAAAAACTGACGCAGGATATTCATTTCACCAGCAGTAATGGTTCCTTCTTGTAATTTTTCTTTCAAAAGTAGGGCCAAACCAGCATGGAGATCAGCAAGATCGTCCTGGATGTTTTGTTTAGCCATTGCGATTGCCTCCACCCATACAACATTTATAGCATAGCCTTTTTGCTGACAAAAGGGAGGGGCCACTCAGGGCCCCAACCGCAGTAAACCCACCACAGGTTACCAAAGAAACCATAGCACATGGGGCAACTATTGCCCAAACCGAGGAAGGATTACACCCCTTAAATGTTACAGTACATTTGTTCTTACGCCTTAAAGGAACCCCATACCCCTTAAGCTAGCCTAAGGTTAGCCTTAGATAATCCTCTGTAAGAGAATAACTAAGATTAACCTTAGGCTAGCCTTAATTGCTCTGAGGGTTAGGTATACCAGGTACTATTAAAAAAATAATACTAGATAATATCTTTAAGCTAATCCTAGATAACCTCTTGCAGAGAATACCTAGGGCTAACTTAAAGACAGCCATAGCGGACAACGCATGGTACGGCTGTACTAACCCTGTC